GGTGCTCGTTCAGCACGTAACCCAGTCCATTCCCGCCGATATTAACCAGCCCTTCGGGGATATTCAATAATGCTGCCGACGCGGCCTCTATTTGGCCCATCAATTTAAAATAACCCGCCCCCTGGGCGGGAATAGCGTATATCTGAGTAGCCATCTATACCTCCAGTGCGTCCAATTCGGCGATTTTATTTTCTACATCGGCCACCGTGTATCCCAGTTTTGCCAGCCGGGCAGTGGAGCTTTCCACCAACTCGTACTGCCTGCGGACCACGGCGCCGGTCTCATCTTCGTCCTCGACAACACGGAAGTCCGGTTCTGCCCCGTCCGGACTTTCTCCGTCGGCCAGAACCCGGTCAAACCGATACACCCACCGGCCGTCCAGCAGCCCTTGCCACGAGCCACGCAGCCGTTGCACCTGCATCTGCGGCAGCTTGCCGTCCACGGCCTGCTGTTGCAGATATTCAAAATCGTTGTGAGTCATCAGCGCATTGCGCGGAAAACCTTTCATATATCCTCCTATGTGGTCTGGGTTATCGCCGAAACTCCGTCCACGGACGAAACCGCCCGCCGCTCGGCGATCGCGTTGATGGCCTGGGCGAGTTGGGTTTCGTCGGCCACGTCCGGGCTGATCCCGGCATCGGTCAACACGGCGATCAGCTCGCGCTGCAGCATGTTGAAATAATCGGCCAGCATGGGCGTGGCCCGGGTGTTCGTGGCCGGATCTCCGGCCCTCCACTCGCCCGACGGCGTGACCCGCTCAGTGTATGCACCTACTTTTTGCATGATTCCTCCTAGTCCTGATATCCAACCGTTAGATACAGCCACGACGGGGCCGCGCGCTGCAAAACACACTCGATCAATTCATCTCCCCAGCTCCGCAGCGGGTCCCCGATCTCCGACCCCCCGGCCACGGCTTCCCGCACAACTCCGGACGGAACCAGGGCGTCCCAGGCGTACAGCCAGTCCTCATCGTTCAGCGGATCGCCAATTTCCGCGCCTCTCGGCCCGGACCCGTTGGCCAGCTCCACGGTGGCCTCGTGATGCTCGACGATCTCCAGGCCGTCATAACCCAGCCCCTCAGCCAGATCCACGTAGTCCAGCGCGCGCATGCCTCCGCGGCCCACAATCCGGCCGATGAGCGCCACGCGCCTGTCGGCCAGGCTCTGATTGTCCGGGGCGCACACGTCCGGCAATCCGTAACTGCTTTCCCATTCCGGGAACAATTCGCTGGCCTGGCGCGGGTCCGCTTCCAACAAAAGCTCACCTGCCCGCGAATCAACCCGGACATGCTCCCGGCTCATGCCGGATATGAGCCGCTGCAAACGGCTCTCCGGATCTGTAGGCCAAACCATGCCCGGCGGCAGCAGGGTGAAAATCGCCCGCCTGTAGTCCTCGGCGCTCAGCTCTACAGCCATGTGACGCCTCCCCAGAGCGGCAGCACGCCGGTGCCGTATTCCACGTCAGCGGTGGGCGACGCCAGCTCGTAGTCCTCGACCCCGGCCGCGGAACCGATAATTGTCCGGATGCGGCTTATAAGCAGGGTTCCTCCCGGTTCGCCCTCGCGCTCGACCAGATCCTGCAGCGCCGCTTCCACCGCGCCGCGAACATCCTCGGTATCCGGGGTTACGGACAGCTCCGGCGCGAAATCCGCCGTATCCGGGGCCACGACATACACCTGGGCCTGTACGTTTTTGCGCTCCTCGATATACGCCTGCACCGTGTCAATAAGCTGGGACGAGGGCAGGGGGCCGGAATCGGCGTCGTCGGCCATGATCCGGACCACGACCGACCCCGGTCCCATCCCCAGCGGGTCTTCCCAGGCCCTGGTCACCCCGGGAACTTCCATTGCCCAGCCTTCCCAGTCCCCGGCGGCCCCGCCGCGCGGTATCCGCGCCCGGCGCTCCAAAATGCGATCCCGCCAATCGTCGAAACTTTCCAGATCCGCGCCCCCGGCCAGGCCGTCGGCGGTAACCACGGCGGTCCCGGATACCCCCGGAATGGGGGAAACAAAATCCAGCTCCGTCCCGTCGAGCTGATTCCCGGCCGCCCCGGCGTCCACCGCCTGCACGGGGGCCTCGGCGGTCCCGCCGGATATGGTCACCTCCTCGGTTGTCTCGTACTCCTGGCCGTCGGCCTGCAAAAGCGTACCGCTGACAACCACCTCGCCGTCCATGCCCTCCAGCTGTACCGCTCCGATTGCCCGGGAATCGCCCCGGCGGGGCACGCCCGCCGAGTGCAGGTATAAAATGTCGTCGTCGCACGTCTCGGGGAACAATTGCTTCTCCAGCCACTGCAAATACCCGTACAGGCCGTGCACAACCCCGGCCTCGCTGGTAGCCAGGGCTTGGGTCAGCCTGGTGTCCAGTTCCGCCTGGGCTTCGGGCAGCCGGGACAACAGATCCTGGTCAACCCGGTCGATCAACTCGGTTAGTGACGGACGTTTAAACGCCATTTAAGCCTCCGCTGAACGTGGCTTTCCACGCATATTGAAATTGCCAGTTAACCACCTCGCCCCCTCTAAATATCTGAACATCCAGCCCCAGCACCTCGCGCCGGATATGCCGGGCCTCGACCCGTACCCGCTCGCAGATCCCGTCCGTGACCATCCACTTGAGCGCCTCTTCGGCGTATGTCTTGGCCCGGCGCAAAACCGAATCAAGTTCCTTTTCCCGGCCCAGCAGCCATAGCCTGGACCCGTGCTTGCGCTCCCGGTATGCATCCGCCCACCAGCCCCGGCGGTCGGTTGTGCCGTCCGGCAGTTCGTCTTCCTCCAGCGCCCGGCGGTCGGTGAATAGGGACAAAATCACCGCGGTCTGCAGGGTTTCGTCCACGGCCAGGTCCCCGCCGGAAACGTCCAGGTCGAACTGCATATTGTCCGGGTCGTATCTGAGTGCGATATCCATATATGATCTCCTATAGCGGCTCGCTCGTGGTTCCTCCGGAATCACCGGTGTGCACATGGTGGGCCGTTGACACGCCCTCGGCGGTAACGTCTCCGCTGAACTCGGCCGCCCCGCTGACCTGCACGGCCGGGCCACCGTCCGCCTTGGACATCTGCATTCCGTTCTGCCCCGTGATCAATCCCTGAACCAGCAGATCCTTTGTGCAGGTCACAATCGGGGTGTTCAGGGTCACGCTGGTGGAGGCGTTCACATTGACAACCGGCGCGGTGACCTTCACTTCGCTGCCCGCGGTCACTTCGATCAGCCGCCCCCGCTTGAAATGCAGCCTGTCGCCTTCGTCGGTGTACAAGCAGACTTCTCCCGGAGCGAGATCCTTCACCCGATAACGCCTATCATCAATCGCAATCGCCGCCAGATGCGAGCGCACCCCGCCCACGGCGGCAACTACCGCCTCCGCGCCCGGGTGCGGATTGCTGGTGTATCCGTATTCCTGAAACCTCTCCGCCCATGCCGGTTCCCCGCCCAAAAGTCCGAGCTGCACACCCTGGATTTTTAGACTATCGTCCACCAATTTCAGGACACCACGGCTCACGATCAGCCTGATCCGCCGCCACACCGGCCCGAGAACGCGCTGCAGAACCCGTCTGTCCATCACCAGCCCCATCCCTGCGTTTCTTGTTCCTGCTCCGGCTCCGGAACCGGGGCCTGCTCGAACGCCGCCGGGGGCACCACCCGCAGCTCGGCGATGCGTCCGCTTTCGTCATCGCTCAGCTGCACGTCCGAAACCAGCAGCTCTTCATCCAGCCCCAGATATGCGTCCCTCACCACAGCCAGATCCCCGGGCCTCCACACGCCGCTGTCGTTTTTCCACCCGGCGACGGTGTATGTTATGCCCCGGCCCTGCGCCCAGCGCATGCGCGACTCGAACTCCGCCCGGGCCTTGCAGTCCGCGCTGTCCGCCTCCACGTCGGAAACGATCAGAATCCGGCGCGGGGACCTCACTCGCGGGTCCCTGGCCGTGGCCTTGGGGGTCGCGGCCTGCTCGCCGAACCACGTATCCGTGCCCGACGTCTGCCCCTCGACTATATATTCAGAAAATCTGTCCCGGTCCGAGAACCGGCCGCTGCCGCGCAAAATATTCTTGCCCAGCTCCAGGGTGGTGCCCACCCGGCGGCGCACCGCGTTGCAAATCACCAGGCGGCCCCGGGCGTCGCTCACTATGCGCACACCCCGGATCTGCGCCGCGCGTTCCAAAGCCTCGGCGATCGTCTGGCCGTCCTCTATCGTGAATTCCCGAAGGGGCTTGTCCGCCCCGGCCTCGTCGATCACGTCGATCCCGTAGGGCGCGGCCAGCCGGGACGCTATCTTCTTCAGCGCCTGATTGGTTATCCGGGTATCCTCGCGGCTGCAGTCGATCAGATCCGCGGCCCGGCTCCTGCCGGTCGCGCTTATCGTATGGCTCCGGGAGTCGTAATCCGGCAGCACTTCGTCTACGTAGCCGGTCAAAACCAGCTCCCGGCCTACCGAAACCGTGCAGGCCGCACCCGGTTCTACCGGCCGCACCGGGCCGGACTCGCTCCAGCGCTCGGTCAGCGTCAGTTCAAACGAGTCCGCGATCTGGTCCAGGGATCTGCGCACCACGGCCTCGGTCCAGCCCTGGTGCCTGACCGTGCCTATCTGCAATACCACCGGCTCCCGGTTACTCACTCAAAACCTCCAGATCCATTCCCCCGCGCACCCCGGCCGGATGACGGACGTTGTTCCGGGCCACGATCTCGTCCGCCCGGGTCGCGTCTCCGTAGATGCGGTGGGCCAGAAACAGGGCGGGCAGGGTGGCCCCGGGCGTGAACGTGACCAGTCCGGGCAGGGCCACGGCCCTGGTCCGCAAATCCTCGACGACCGCGGCGCGCAGCGCGACCAGCGAGGCGTAAACATCGTCGGATATGGCCTCGTCCGTGTTCATCTGATAGTCGATAAGCGCCAGGGTATCCGCCCCGGCGGCTTCCGCGTCCCGCCTGTTCGACCATTCGGTTTCCGCCACCAGTCTGGACGCGGCCAGGGCCGCGGATCTGCCGTTTAACTGATTCGCGGCCGTGGTGTTTTGGGCTCTCTGGATGCGCTCCGGGGTCGTCGGCTCGATCGCTTCCACCTCGCTGGTGCCCATGCTCCGCATCATGCGGCTGGCCCTGGTCGGGGTGCCCGGGGAGAGCCGGATATTTATGTTCGGATCGTCTTCGTCGTCTCCGCTTTTCATGTCCGCCAGCGCCCCGTAGAGTCCGGCGGCCCGCACCGGACGCAGCACCGCGTTTTTCAGACGGTTGTATCCGCCGATGACCGTGCCTCCGATATTCGCCGGGGAGCGTATATCCCCGGAAATGGCGTCCGCCACTCCGTCCACGACCTGTTCCAGGCCCCGGACCGACTTCAAAACGTCCAGCTCGGCCGCCTCCAGGCTCCAGCCGGTCAGACCCTCCAGGCTCCACTTGTCCATGAAGTCTTCCAGGATGGATTTCTCCGCCTTGTCCGCCTTGTCCCGGACATCTTTTTGCGTGTCCTT